GTGATACAACCACCTTATCCCGGGGTCACCCGGCATATCAGACAGTCCCGGCTGACGACATGCAGACTGATATGCCGCACTCGCATGTGAGGCTACAATGGCTAGTACTACCTTCTCCGGCCCGGTAACGTCAACCAACGGCTTTATCGGCGCTCTTACTGGCGCTGTTGCCGCCACTACGGTTACTGCAACTACGGTTTCAGCTACGGGTACGCTTACCGTCGATAGCGCGACTGCTCCTGTTGCTGGTGGTGATGCAGCGGTTCTGATGACCAGCACGGCTGGTCTGGGTATCTATGTAGGTTCCGGTGCCCCCACGGTGTCAGCAGCGCAAGGCTCGCTGTATCTGCGCACGGATGGATCGAGCACCAGCACCCGGCTCTACGTCAACACCAACGGCACCACGGGCTGGACCAACGTCACGACCGCGACTTAATTAGGAGCACATCATGTCTATGCAGACTGATGTAAAAGCGGCGTATGTAGATGCTACGGCTACCGTGTATGACGGCAGGGCTCGCTTGCGGGGTGTGTTTGTTACGCCCGGTTCGGCGGCGGGTACTGTCGTTATTCGTGATGGTGGGGCTAGTGGTACGGTAGTGTTCTCTACTGCCACATTGGCTTCTGGAGCGCCTTTCAACGTGATTATCGCGGCTGAAGGGGTTCTTTGCGCTACATCTATCCACACCACAGTGTCTGGTACAGCTACTACGGCTGTAGTGTTCTATGCCTAAATCCCCAGCATGGCAGCGCAAGGAAGGTAAGTCCGAGAAGGGTGGCTTAAATGCCAAGGGACGGGCTTCGTACAACGCTGCTAACCCGGGTAAGCCGGGACTAAAACCCCCGCAGCCTGAAGGTGGGAGTCGCCGGGATTCGTTCTGTGCCCGGATGACAGGTATGAAGAAGAAGTTGACCAGCGCCAAAACGGCCAATGATCCTAACTCGCGGATAAATAAATCCTTGCGCGCATGGAAGTGCTGAAATGACGACAGACTCTCACGAAGTTACTAAGCAAGTAGTTGACGTTTTGAGCGTCGCTACGGTAGTAGGTGCTCTTGTGGATATTCTCCCATCGATTGCAGCGTTGTTCACGATTCTTTGGACCGGGTTGCGGATCTGGGAAACTGAGACTGTTCGTGGTTGGACTGGGAGAAACTAAGTGCCTTCCAAATCGCTAGCGCAACACAATCTCATGGCGGCGGTGGCGAACAACCCTGCGTTTGCCAAGAAAACGGGTATCCCCAAGTCCGTAGGTGAAGAGTTCGTTAAGGCAGATAAGCGCAAAGCCCCTGGCACTCGTGCAGAGCAGCAGGCGATCAATAAGCCCAAGACCAATCACGGTGCGGGCAATCTTTTCAATAGAGGTGGTGACGTGAAAGAACCCAAAGGGATGATGAAAAAAGAGATCGCCTTTATGGAAAAGAAGGGTGCTCCGAAGTCCATGATTAAGCATGAGAAGGCTGAGATGGGCATGGGCAAGATGAAGTTTGCTAAAGGCGGCTTCACTAAGTCTGCTGACGGTGTGGCTAAAAAGGGTAAAACTCAAGCTGCGCAGGTCAAGATGACCCGTGGCGGTAAGTGCTAAGGGGAACGATATGACGCCTAAACAAGGAGCGGGTGTAGCAAATCCGAACCCAAACCAGGATAAGATACCTGGTTTAGCCTATGATGAGGCAGTGCGGAGGTCATTCTATCAACCCCAACCAAAAGAACAGTCAACTAACCGACGAGGTTTTGGTACAGGTAAAGGGGGGCAGGAAAGCACCGCAGAGCCCGGGCCGGGAGAGTACACCCCCACTTCACCAGCACAACGGTTAAATCCACGGCGAGAACGCTATCAAGCCCGTAGGATGGAACAACAGATGCGGGATAGGTTCACACCGACCAATCCCAACCAATATACGACAAGCCCTGTTCGACCGGGGATGGTTGCACCGACTCCCCGGATGTTGACGCCAGACGATTTTAAGAGAATAGAAATTCGACCGGGGATGGGTAAACCTGCAACACAACCCGATAGAGGGCCGATTGGCGCGCCAGATTTAACGATGCCTATACGTACTGAATCCCGTACGTCTGTTCAAGATCTACTTAACATGCCCGGTGCGCCCAAGATGGGTGGCACTCAGACCGCACAACCCGCACAACCCGCACAACCCGCACAACCCGCACAGCCACAACCCAACACTGCTCCTGCTTTTAGAAAAGGTGGGGCGGTAAAGAAGCCTATGGCAGTCAAAGCTAAAGCATACGCTAAGGGTGGTAAAGTCTCCTCAGCATCTAGTCGTGGGGATGGCATCGCGTCCCGTGGTAAGACTCGCGGAAGGATTTGCTAATCATGCGAACTAAAAAGTACGTTGAGGGGGGCGGCATCTTTACGAGTCCTATGCCCACTACGGCTGGGGGTTCAGCCCCTCCGCAGCAAAACATCAACTTCCCGCAGGGGCAAGGGCAAACTCAGCAAACCCCGCAGCAAAGTCTCCCTTCTCCGTTTGTGAACTACACCAGCGGGGTGGCACCGCGCCCACAGCCAACGATTACGGTAGGAGATCAAGCTAACATGCCGTCTCCGCAGGACTCTGCACCTATGTATCGTAAGGGTGGGGCGGTTAAGGCGTATGCCAAGGGTGGGATGGTATCGGCTTCGCGTCGGGGTGATGGGATTGCTCAGCGGGGCAAAACCAAAGGTAGGATGGTATGAGAGCCTGTCGGGGTATGGGTGATATCAACCCCAGCAAGATGCCCAAAGGTAAGCGAACCGCACGGCGGGACGATACCGATTTTACGCAGTACGCTGAGGGTGGCGCAGTTGGTTTGTACGACAACATCCATGCTAAACGGGCACGGATTGCTGCTGGCAGTGGTGAGAAGATGCGTAAACCCGGTACTGCGGGCGCTCCGACGGCTCAAGCGTTCCGACAATCTGCTAAGACAGCAGGGAGGTAACTGTGGCAACTTCAGGCGTAGCCGATTTCAACATGGACTTCACGGAGATCGCTGAAGAGGCGTTCGAACGTGCGGGTCAGGAACTTCGATCTGGCTATGACCTACGTACTGCGCGGCGCAGTATGAACCTGCTGACGATTGAGTGGGCAAACCGTGGCATTAACATGTGGACCATCGAGCAGGGAACGATCCCGCTTGAGCAAGGGGTGAACACATATGATTTGCCTGCAGATACGATTGATCTGCTGGAGCAGGTGATTCGGACTTCTCCGGGGGTTACTGCAACCCAAACGGACTTGAACCTGTCTCGCATCAGTGTGTCTACGTACTCCACAATTCCTAACAAGCTTACTCAAGCTAGGCCGATTCAGGTATGGGTGCAGCGATCACAGGCTAATCCCAAGGTTACGGTGTGGCCTACGCCGGATCAGGGAACACTTGCTTCTCCTTACTACACGCTGGTGTACTGGCGGCTGCGTCGGATGCAAAACGCAGGTAGTGGGGTAGAGACGCCGGATGTGAACTTTCGATTCTTGCCTGCATTGGTTGCTGGCTTGGCGTATTATCTGGCTGTTAAATCTCCTGAGTCACAAGACCGGGTGATGATGCTCAAGCAAGACTACGAACAGCAGTACGATCTGGCTGCGGGTGAAGATCGGGAAAAAGCGCCGGTTCGGTTCGTACCCCGTCAGATGTTCATCAGTTAATTATGTCCAATAGGTTTGCTTCAGGTAAGAAGGCTATCGCAGAGTGCGATAGATGCGGTATTCGTGTAAAGCTTAAAGACCTGAAGAAGCTCATCATCAAGACCAAGCAAGTCAGCATCAAGGTCTGTAACGAGTGCTGGGAACCTGACCAACCACAGTTGCTGTTGGGAATGTATCCGATTGATGACCCGCAGGCACTGCGAGAACCCAGACCTGACAACAGCTACTACCAGTCAGGCTTGCTAGCGGATGGTGCCATTGGTGAGGGCAGTAGGATCATACAGTGGGGTTGGAACCCGGTAGGTGGGGCTAGATCGTTCGATAACGGACTGACACCAAACACGCTGGTTGCGGTAGGATACGTAGGTACGGTCACGGTAGTGACGACATAAGGAGTTATCATGGATAAGATGCGCGAAGTTGCCAAAGGCGCTGCCGATAAAGCAGTCAAGAAGCATGAGAGGTCCATGCACAGCAAAGGCTTCTACAAGGGCGGCAAAACTGACGCTGACATGCTCAAGATGGGTCGGGGTCTTGCCAAAGTTCAGAACCAGAAAACTGGTATGAGGAAACCGTGATGGCAATCAAAAAGCTAGCACCCGCTAAGCCGGGTCTGCCGCAAACCATTCAGACTCTGAAAGACGAGAACTGCATGGTGGTCGGTAATATCGCTTCAGGTGTCGTTGCTGGTCCCAAGACCTCCGGGATCAAGACTCGGGGCAATGGCTGCGCTACCAAAGGTGTGACCGCACGAGGGCCGATGGCGTAAAAAATGACGTATAGCGAACTTGTTACGGCTATTCAGGACTACATGGAGAACACGTTCCCCACGACGGATATCAACATTATCATTCGTCAAGCGGAGCAGCGGATCTACAATACGGTTCAGTTTCCATCGCTTCGGAAAAACGTAACAGGGACCATTACGTCAGGCAATCAATACCTCTCAGCACCGGATGATTTTTTGTCGGTGTACTCGATTGCCGTCATCAGTGCCACGGGGTCATACACGTTCTTGCTTAACAAGGATGTCAATTTCATCCGTGAGGCGTATCCTTCGCCCACTGCAACGGGTGTGCCCAAGCACTACGCAATCTTTGGGCCTCGCAGTGACAATGCTCGGGAACTGACGTTCATCCTTGGGCCTACGCCTAACGCGACATTCTCGACTGAGCTGCACTACTACTTCTACCCTGAGAGTATCGTCACGGCTACCAATACGTGGCTGGGGGATAACTTCGACTCAGTGCTGCTGTACGGGTCGTTGGTTGAAGCGTATACGTTCCTCAAGGGTGAGGCAGATCTAATCTCGCTGTATGACACCAAGTATAAGGAAGCACTGCAGCTTGCTAAGCGTCTGGGTGATGGGCTTGAGCGGCAAGACGCATACCGTAACGGGCAGGCCCGGGTGGGAGTTAGCTGATGGCAATCAACCAAACACAGTGTACGTCCTTCAAGCTTGAGCTACTCCAAGCAATTCACGACTTCACTACGGACACTTTCAAGATCGCGTTGTATACTAGCGCAGCCACCCTTGGCGCTTCGACGACTGTGTATGCTGCCACTAACGAAGTTGTTGGTACGGGGTATACTGCTGGTGGGCTGGTGCTTACGGGCACTTCGGTGCTGGCTTCGGGTACCACAGCGTATGTAGACTTTAATGATGCTGTATGGACTGCTGCTATTACGGCGCGTGGGGCTCTGATTTACAACAGCAGCAAAGCAAACCGATCAGTAGCAGTGTTGGACTTCGGCGCGGACAAAACGTCTACTTCCACATTCACTGTGCAGATGCCTCCTAACACCGCGTCAGACGCACTTATTCGTATCGCTTAAAGGAGCCTATTGTGGCCAATGCCTTGTACCCGCTCTGGAAAGAGCAACTTCTGCAGTTCACCGCTAACAACAACCTGTCTGCGGGCACCGTTAAGGTAGCCCTGATCGACACGGGTACGTACACCTATTCGGCTGCGCATCAGTTCTATAGCAGTGCATCTGCGGCTGCTGTGGGTACCCCGCAAACAATTGGCTCCAAGACGTTCACCAACGGGGTCTTTGATGGTGCGGATGTGACGTTCACTGCAGTGACAGGTAACTCGGTGGAAGCCCTGATTATCTACATTGATACTGGTACGGCAGGTACCAGCCCGCTAGTTGCCTACATTGATACGTCAGTGACGGGCTTGCCAGTGACCCCCAACGGGGGAAACATCGCTATTACGTGGAATGCGTCGGGTATCTTCGCACTGTAAGCCATGACCATCACTCTGCGTAGCACTAAGGGCTCTGCGCTCACCTACGCGGAGCTTGATGGGAACTTCACCGATCTTGCAGCCCGGACCACTCAGTCTTGGGCTATGCAGGGGCTTGAGCCTACGCTGCGAGATGGTGTTGGTAACCCTGCTGAACTTATTGACTTCAAGGACGGTATATTTGTCTTGGGCTTTTCTGCGACGACAAATCAGGAAGCCTTTGTTATTTGGGACGTACCGCTTGAGTGGGCGCAAGGCACTGACTTGTATGCCGGTGTGCATTGGTCGCCCGGGGTAAGTTCTGCGGCAGGTAACGTGCGATGGGGGTTTGAGTTCACATCAGCTCCAATCAATGGGATTTTTGGGGATACGCAGTTTTTTTACGTCACAGATTCATCAACTTCAACTGCGTACAGACATATTCAGTCTGTAAGTGCTCCGTATTCGGGTTCATCCGTGGCAAATAACCAGCGGTTTGTGATTCGTTTTTTTCGTGATGCAACCGATGGTGCGGATACGTTTCCTGATGTGGCCTATCTTTTGGGCCTTGACTTCTACTACCAAGTCAACAAGTTTGGTCAGCCGACCATCACACCGCCATACATCTAAAGGTGCCGCATGGCACGATATGCCAAAACCTGCACCGACACTGACTACTTCGACTTTTTCATCGCCATCCGCGATGATCTGAATGCTCGCGGGTATCAGGTGTTGGCAGGTGAGTATGGCGCTGATGTGCTGGACATTGGGACCGATCAACCGCTACCACAGGATGTGATGGATCTGTGGGGACTGACTGAGGTGACCTGATGGCACTTCAATACGTCGGCGGTAACACCGCAACCAAGGCTGGCGCAACTTCCGGCAACACCACGATCAGTCTGACGGCGCTGACGGGGGGTATTGCTTCGTCCGCTTCTGCGAACGATATCGTCATTGCGGTTTTTGCAACGGGTTCTGCGGCTGATAGAACGCTGGCGATTACCGACGGTACTACAGCCTACACGCTGATTGCCACGGAGCTTTACTCTAACGGCACGACCTACGACAGCAATCTGCGTGTCGCTTACAAGCGGCTGACCGCTGCTGACGCGACGGTAACTTTCGGCCCTACTGGCAACGCCGCTGATGCGGGTGCGATGGCGGTGCATGTTTGGCGTGGTGTTGATACAGGTACACCGCTTGATGTTGCAGCCACGACGGCAACTGGTACGGGTTCAGGCAGACCTAATCCTGCGGCAATCACACCGACTACAACGGGTTCAATCATTCTGGCTGCGGGTGGTGCTGCGGCTGGTACAGGTGCGGTGTTTGTTGCGTCTGCGCTATCGAATTTTAGGACTGCAACAAGCGTTGATTCCAACGACGCGATGGTTGGTATTGGGTCGTTTGCTTGGGTTTCAGGCACGTACGACCCGGCAGCGTGGACGGGCGGCACGGCCAACGCGGCAGACTCGTGGACTGCCGTTACGTTGGCTCTGCGTCCAGCGGTAGATAAAACCCTAACCCCTGCGCGATACGACAACACCAACACGTTCTACAGCCCCGATGTAACGCAGACTGGTTCGGAGCAAACACTCACCCCGGCGCTGTACAGCAACGACAATACCTTCTACACCCAGACGCTTACGGCTAGCAATACGCTAACCCCGGCGCTCTATACCAACGACAACACGTTCTACGACCCTACGGTCACCTTCAGCAACACGCTAACGCCTGCGCTCTACACGAACGACAACACGTTCTACACCCAGACGCTTACGGCTAGCAATACGCTAACCCCGGCGCTTTACAGCAACACCAACACCTTCTACACCCAGACGCTTACGGCTAGCAATACGCTAACCCCTGCGCTCTACACCAACACCAACACGTTCTACGACCCTACGGTCACCTTTAGCAACACCTTAACCCCTGCGCTCTACACGAACGACAACACGTTCTACGACCCCACGGTCACTTCTACGGGGGCTACACAGACGCTGGTTCCGGCGCTCTACACAAACGACAATACCTTCTACACCCAGACGCTGACTGCTAGCTATACGCTAACACCGGCTCTCTATACGAACGACAACACCTTCTATACCGCTACAGTCGTATCGGTTCTGACCCCTGCGCTCTACACCAACGACAACACTTTCTACACCGCTACGGTTGCGACTAGCAACACGATAGAGCCTGCGCTCTATATCAACGACAACACGTTCTACACCCAGACAGCCACAGCTAGCAATACGCTAGAGCCTGCGCTTTACAGCAACACAAACACCTTTTACACGCAAGAAATCACACTGGTAACGGAGCTGACCCCAGCTCTCTACACCAACACCAACACGTTCTATACCCCCTTACTAACGCAGATCTTGCTGTGTGAGGACTACGTAGATCCGGGTTATGTAGATCCGGGCTATGTGGAATGGTCTGCGTTTAACGTAAACGTCTTTTACACAGAAGTTGTTACCCCTGGCGCAATAACGCTAACGCCTGCGCTCTACACGAACGACAACACGTTTTACAGCCCCACAATTGTAACTTCTGGGGTTACTCAAACACTAGAGCCTGACCTATACACGAACGCCAACACGTTCTACGACCCTACGGTCACCTTCAGCAACACGATAGAGCCTGCGCTCTACGTCAACACCAACACGTTCTACACCCCTGCGCTAACTACGAGCTACACGTTAGACCCTGCGCTCTACACCAACACCAACACTTTCTTCGCTTTAACGGCACTATCTGTCAATCCGGTTGAGCCGGATCTGTACACCAACACCAACACGTTCTACGGCCCTACGGTCACCTTTAACAACACGATAGAGCCTGCGCTTTTCGAGAACCAAAACACCTTCTACACGCAGGACTTGCTGTCCAGTTACACGCTGGCCCCGGATCTTTACACAAACGTCAACACGTTCTACACCCAAGATCTGGCGTCGGTACTGTCCCCACCGCTGTACGTCAACACCAATGCGTTCTATTCAGCGACGGTGGTCATCAATGTAGTTGTGCAGGCTACTAGCGTTACCGCGTATGGGTTGGTTGGACAGGTCAATGTTTGGGGTATTATTGACGACACGCAGACACCTTCATGGGCTGCAGTATCTACACCGCAGACGCCTGTGTGGGGGGTAATTAGTGACATCCAGACGGCTAGCTGGCAGAATGTGACCACAGTGCAGACTCCCTCATGGGGTAACGTGCCTAGTACGCAGCCCGCAGATTGGCAGCAGATTGCTGCATAGGAATAGACATGCCTACTTCATACACTTCGCTTCTTGGTCTTGCGCTACCCGTCACGGGGGAGTTGTCAGGTACTTGGGGGGATGTCGTAAACAACGAGATCACATCGTTGTTGGACTCTTCCATTGCAGGCACGACTACGCTAAGTACTGACGCTGACGTTACGCTAACGACCACCACGGGCGCATCCAACCAAGCACGGCAGATGGTGCTTCTCTGCACGGGTGCACGTACCGGGATTAAAACGATCACTGCCCCTGCGCAGTCAAAGTCGTACATCATCATCAACGCTACCACAGGCGGGTATGACGTAAAGATCGTAGGAGTTGGGCCTACTACGGGTGTGCTGGTCCCTGCAGGAGTTAAGACACTGGTTGCTTGGAACGGATCGGATTTTGTCCGGGTTGCTTCAACGCAAGTTTCGCTGACCTCTGAAGTGACAGGCACTCTTCCAGTTGCTAATGGCGGCACTGGGCAAACTACCTATACAGACGGGCAACTGCTTATAGGGAACACTACTGGTAACACGCTGACTAAATCTACGCTTACAGCGGGCAGCGGGGTAACTATCACTAATGGCTCTGGAGCCATCACGATCAACGCTAC